TGGTAGTTCGACCACGTCATACGCAATCGTTGGGTCAATTTTATATTCTTCCATCGTCATATATTTCTTAATAATTATTTGAAACCAAACTTTGGACACTAAACCTCGTTTGCTGTCATTTGTTTGGTTTATGGGCATAAAAAATTCCCACATACATAATATATGGGAATTTCTTCACATTATCAATAGATAATAGAAGTATTTTTCTAGTACACCTGTATGCAACGGTCCATTCTAAGTGATGCATCGATTGTTGCAAGATCGTCTCTTGAATAATCTAAGTCACCGAAGTTAAGATCCGTTAAGAAAGTACCTTGAAGTATCCATTTTTCAACAACAACACCTGTTGGGTCTAACATTTCCAACTCAACGTCCTTTTTGTATCCTGCAGCGTAACCCATTCTACCTGTTACTGACTCCGCATGTAAACGGAACCATTCCATAAGGGCTTGTGATGCTGAGGGACCGATTGGGTCTTTAAACGTTACTTTGAGTTCATTCCAAACGAATCTACCAGCAACATATGTTGAGGTGTTTAGGAAAGGAATCTCGGTTGCGTTGATTTTTGCGTTTGGACGAGCTGCTGAAGTCACATACCATTCATTTATACCTAAACTCGAAGGGAATCTAAGAATAAATCGGTTTTTTCTTTTCGGTTCGTAAGGAACCGGCATCTTCATTAATAAATCTGCCATTTTATATCAGTTATTTTGGTTATTCTTTTATTACTATAAATATATTACATTTCTAAAAATGCTTGATATTTTATTTTGTCCGTTTTTTTACGTACTATTACAATAAATACTTCAAGATGCATTATATATGTCGTCACTGAATAAAAATCTAAGAATTCCAAAGATTTTTTTAAATTCACTTGATTTTGTCAAAAATTTTTCGTATATTTTGGTCCCAATCCAAACTAGAATATATCGGTCCTCTTCTTTCTAGTGTGGTCCATTAATAAATATTGCCAGATTAAAAAGCAACTATAATAAAAAGGACCAAAAGAAAAAAAGGCACCAGAAAAAAATACCAGAATAAAAGCCCTAGAGTTAGGTCCTATGGCATGAAAAAGGGTAGGAATTATTTCCCACCCTTTCTTATTTTTACCCAAAAACTCTGTTATACATTCTCGAAAGAAGCTCCTGTCGGAGTGATGATGAATTCAACATCTATGTATTCCAAAGATCTGGTTGGTTTGATATAAATCTTACCTCTAAGAGTGTTTTGATCGAGGTCTTCAGGATCGTTTGAAACTGTTAACCTGAAGTCATATAATCCTCTTTCCTTCTTGATTGCCTCAAGAATTGGATTTACCAATCTTGTAAATTCGTTTCTTACCTCTTCGTCATTTTGTTCAAATAACAACCTTACGGCTACGGCTGAAACAAGTTTTCTGGTTCTCAACAATAATCTCCTAACATTAATCCTATCCAAAGCGGATTCTTTAACCTGAAGAGTTTTGTTTCCCCAAATAATTGGTCCCGTATCACTAAAGGTTGCGATTGGGTTAATTCTCATCTTGTAAAGTGAATCTCTTTCGTCAAGTGTTAACTTTTTGTAAGCTTTCACTGCGTTTACAAGTCCTCTTGAATAACCTGCCACTGCGAACCAAGGATAAGATACGTTGTCGGTTAATGCGATGTTCCTCACAACTTCCCCTGTCGGTGGAATGTATAGTTGTGTTGAATTATCGGTGTCTCTTATCTGAATCCATGGGAAAAAAGTAGCTGAATAGTTAGTATCCAAACCAACCGTATCCATGGCATCAACTACCTCATCAACCGTAGCATAATTCGGAGCTCCGATGATATATAGTGAATCCGCTCTGTCATTTTCAGTCATATCAATTGCTTGATCAACTAAGGATGAATGATCGTACCAGTTAATACCCGGAGTTGCGAAAACGTTAATGTCAACGGCTTCAGGATTTGCGAAGGTTTCGATACCCGCAAGATATGCATAGTAGTCGGAGTTTCCATTATCTGGATCAAACACACCACCGTTGTCTGTGTTACAATTGGAGTAAGTTGTCTTTCCGTAAATATATGCGTCCTCTAAGGTACGTACATCCCTGTAAATGTCCCAGCCATCAAATCCACCACATACTGCGAAGGTAAATTTACGATATGCTGTTGTTGCCAACATTCCTTTAGACGTTCCTTCCAAATCGTATGGTGTACAGTCGAACATGTATCCTGTTATCGTTCCGCCAGTGATTGTTGCTGCGTTTACTGATAAGTGGAAACCTGTCGAAGCGTAGTTTGCATTTACGCCTTTATATTTGAATAAGGATGAGTCAAATCCCATTTGAGATGAAAGTCCCAATGAAACTCTTTTAACTTTATCGGTTGAAATATCATCAGGAACACCCGATGTGTATGTTATTTCATCACCCGCTGTGTAATATGCGGTTTTATATAAAGTGTTCCCCAATTTCCCCGTACTTATGGAGTCAGCGGTGAAACCTTTGAAACCCGCAGGAATTGCGTCAATTGGGTGATCCGCAACCATTGCCAACATGATATATTTTGATTTCAATTCATATGTGGTATCTGATGTACCAACTTTCAGTGCAATATACCCAGGTAATTGTGGGTTCATTGTACATCTTGAATATTTTTCAAGAACAACCATATTATCATCGGTGTCGTTGAAATCACGGACAATTAAATTAAATTCTGCGGTCTCAAGGTCGATATCCTGAATTGTAATTTTAACCTGAACGTTGGCCGAGTTTCCGTCTGAGATTGTGATAATTTGGAATAAGTCCTGAACTCTACCACCTCTTACTTCAGACACCACCATTGGTGAAGCTGGAGTATCCCATTGTGTTAAGAAGTCGTCACCGACTGAGTGTGAAAGGGCGGTTACACTTAAACCTCTAATTAATCCACGATCATTTAATGCCGCAACTAAATTAGAATAGGTTTCAAATGCGTAAATCGGGTAGTCACTATATGATTTATCATACACATCACTTCCCAATACTTTATTAACAAATGTTGTTGACGTGCTATCTAACGAACATGTAAATGTTTTTATGTCGGTAGCCGCGTTAACCGTAAGAGTGAAATCACCTAACGGGTCAGCCTCAATTGTTGATCCACCAGTGATGGAATCAGTTGCAGATGACATTGTAACTCCAGTTGTCTGAAGCACAACATTTGATGAGACAGATAGATCATAATGTCCTCTCGACCTTAATGCCGATACCATAATATTATTATAACTGTTTATTGTTACCCCAGTGTAATTGTATTGAGTAACATCCCAGCTACCAGCCCCATCGAACACAAAAAGATATGAATAAAGCTGATTAGCTCCTTCGTAAAAATAATTCGCCCATTGGTAATTAGTAAAATCACCAATTGGTCCTGTGAGCTCTGATCCAACACCTGGAGTATCTACTGTCGGAATTAATCCGATAGTAAACCAATTATATTGAATTAAATTATTGACGGATATTCCGGTTACATAGTCGATTACACTAACACCTGTGGTTGCTGTTTTGTTAATCAAAACTGCGTCAAATATTCCTGTTCCACCTGATAACATAGTCCCTGTGACCTCAACTGGTGTTTCGTCTGGAATAACGACCCCACCCAATGTTGTAATACCCCATGTTGTAACGGGCTTATATCCTGTTAAACCAAGAATTCTTGATACGAATAACTGATTTGACTCCTGTAAGTACGATTTTGCAACGTAAGGTAGTTCATATTTAGGATTGCCATCGCCATCTTTTACAGGTGTTGTGGATCCAAAATAAGTTTTGAATTCATCGAAATTTGTAATAAGAAGTGGCTCGAATGCTGGGCCTTTAAGCGTTTCACCCACTAATCCTAAAGTGGTTACGCCGACGCTTTGTGACACGAATGTTAAATCTTTCTCTGAGGTATACACACCAGGAGAAACGAATACTCTGTTTGAATTTGCCATTGATTTTTATTTGGTTAATTGTTTATTTTATTGCCATTAATCATAAATATCGCTGTTTTTCACAAAGATTTCGTAAGAAAAAAATTAGTAGATAGTATTTTATCCTTTTTTACTATTATTTATCTTAGATATGGAACGAAAGAATAAAAACGTTAAGATCAGTGAAACACATCATGAAATATTAAAAACTCATTGTGATGCGAACGGCCTCAAAATTTATCGAGTGATCGAAAAGTGGATTGACGATCTAAACTCCCTCAATCCTAGAGGTAAAAAGAAAGACATTTACGGGGAATAAGAATTACGTCAAATAACAGACACTAATTCTTGAAGGATTTACTGGGTCGTAATTAAATGTTATTTGATTCGTACCTGGGCCTAAAGTATACCCATCACCACTAACATCGACAAGTCCATTAATTGTAACATAAACCATACTGTTTATCACGTTATCAACTGTAAAGGTTAATGACGAACCGTCGTATGTAAAATATTGAACTTTTAAAGATAATAGATTACCATAGGAATCTTTAAATACATTAGATTTCCCCGCATAGTAAACAACCATTACCTGACCCACTGGGGGTTGAACAAACGTAATTCTCGATGTCTGACCCATCCAATAATAATCAACGTCTTGATCTTGAATTAATCCGTTGATGGCAACAAAAAATAAAACACCTATTGACTCACCTACACTAAAAATGGTTTGAGATCCGTCCCCGTCAAATAAAACAACTTTTACTTCAATGGAACTAAAAATTGATTTTTTCGAATAGTTTTTTGATCCCAAAAATTCCTGTAACAAAAATAATCTGTTAATTGCAGGTTTAACTTCAAATTCTTCTGGATCGATTAAAAATCCTAGCATTAAAAAATTATAAGTCTGAACATAAAATCGACGACTTTCCAATGAATCAATCGGTGAGCTGTCACTAATTTGTTCTAAGATTATTGGTACATAATGACCCTTAACCGTGGTGTATGCCTGTCGGGACGCAAACTTTTGTAATACGATTTTATTGAATCGGTTTAAATCCCTGAATTTTTGACAAACAATTGTGACTTCAAATCCAATATCAATCGGAACAGGTTGAGGAATTTTATAAACGTCGGCACCCTTTTGATTACCGTCCCATGTTTGTACAGTCGCATAATGGAATTCCATTCTTTCGGGAATAGTTCTTATTAGTGATGGATTCGTTCCGGGCTGAACATCTGGTCTT